AACTATGAAGTCCGCTCCCGTAGGCACTATCATGCCTTGGAGTGGACAGTCTAGTGTTGGTGATCTTCCTAATAACATACCTACAGGGTGGATTGTTTGTGATGGTAGGACTTTTGGATGCAATGAGTTTCCTTTATTGGCATCTGTAATTGGAAATACATATGGTCCTACTGACGATTCTATCATTGGTAATTTTCCTGACTATGAAGATGGAGATACTTTTAGAGTTCCTAACATGAATGGTAGGGCGATGGTTGACCTTGAAAAATCATATTTACAACAAACAAAGTATCAGTTTGGACAACCTGATGCCGAAGCTGTGGTTGGAGATTTAATTTCTGATGATGGTACAGGTGTTACTCCTCCAACTATTTACAGTGCTGATACAGATCTAAAATTTCAATTAGATCCAATTGACACAATGGCAGGAAAAATTCAAAATATTACATTAAATGATCCTACATGGTCTAAAACTTATTATACAATCGGGAGAAAATTGGGTATTGACCACACGCCAGGTCATAAACACAAAGGACAATACACATCAGCAATTCCTGATGGTAGATATGTTGAGGTATTTGAAGCACCAATAGCTGATTTTGGTGGTAACCCAGATTACGAGTCCGTGAATTTAGTAGGTCTACAAAATGAAACTGCAGATGTTTGGACGAATGGAGCTGGTAATATGACATATTACGATGAAAATACTCTAATAACAACAGACGAATCAAAAAGTTTTACACAGGACAGAATTCCAGTGCAAAATTACGTACAAGATATTCCTGGTCATGGTGCATTTACCTCTCAGTTTAGCACTACTTATAACCAAGCAACAAATTCTGGTTCTTATGATCACTCTTTAAGACAGGTAACAGGCGTATTCCCACCACCAATGACTATTTTTGGTAGACCAAACTATTACAACGGAGATGTTGGCACAACATATCCTACAAACCTTAGTCATGCTGGACAAGATTTTACAGATCAAACAGTGGGATCACATAACCACTTCAGTTTTGATCTCACTATGAACAGAGGTGGACTTAGAATTCCACCAAATATTGCCGTAAATAACGTGCAATCTTATACTGTTAACGTTTCTGACATCCCAAATGCGTTAAATATTCTTATGGACAATCAAACACCATCACAAACTGTGATAATGATTATCAGAGCTTACTAAAATGGCAGTCTTTTTAAATCAAGAAAGAACTAAAATAGGAACTACAACAGGAACGTTAATTGCTTTTCCTCAGGAGTTAGAAGTAAATGATCCTAATGTAGGAAATAGTTTAACATTACTTCCTGCTGGTTATTTAAGATGTGATGGTGCAGTTTATAGTTCAACCATATATCCAGCGTTAGCAGAGGTTATTGGAACAGGTGATGAATGTGCATTTAAGCAAGAAGGACAAACTTTATCAGATACACAATTTCAAGTACCAGATTTAAGATCTAAATTTATCAGAGCTAGTTCTGCATCAGATCAAGGTGTTGTTAATGACAATACAGTAACCAATGCTTCAGGACAAGTTGTTGAAAGATCTGGTGTTGGCGTCAATGTTTCATCAAATGTAGGATCTAATGCAGTTGTTGATATGGTGGGACAATTTAGAGTTCCTTCTAGAACTGTTCCTCTTACAGGTAATGTCGGTTTTACCAAACCTAAAAGACCTGATGAAGAAGTTGTATCTATAAATGCTTTTTTACCACATATGCATTACAGCACAACTGCTAGATGTAGAACTGCTAGACGTCAAGGTAATAACGTATTTGAATTAAATTACTTTAACCTTGCATCTACAATTGGTGCTGAGGATTGGTATGATAATACAAATGATACTGGCGATAATAAAGCAAGACAACCTGCATGTAAACACTATGCACAACAATTATCTTGGGAATTAGATGCAGATGGTGATGGTGAATCAGATAATTTCATTCCTGGCGGTGGTTTTGGTTCAGCATCTTTTGAATATTATGGTATTTGTAAATCTGGTTGTAACTTCTTCATTAACAGTTGCCTTGTTCCCACTGGAAAAACCATGAGTATTGATACTACTCCAGAAGGAAACTGTAAATGGACATATCCAATTCCATTCGGTCAAATCACAGCTGATTATCCCTGTCCAGAAACATCTGAAGGAATCACTGGAAATTATATTTTTGGTGCTAGTGGTGTTGAACTTGATAATATTCCTAGTTCTGCAGCAGGTCCTGATGGTGTTGTGCAGTCTTTTCAATTATATGAAAGTCTTGATGTTTTAGGTGAATATACATCACAAGGATATTACAGTAAAGGTTTAGGACAATGGGCGTATACTTCATATGGTGCTAATTGGAATAATTTAGATGATACTGCTACAGGTGAAGTTGATTTAGTTGGTGGTACTGGAAGTGGATTTAGAGTATTATGCAAGTTTGAAGCGTGGCCAGGTTCTGGTGGTAATCCAGATAATACAAGATATCAGGTTCAAGCTATAGTTAATGGTGGTTCGGGATATTCAGCTGGTGATGTCTTAACTTTCCCTGATGTTCAAGGAAAAAATATTGGTAGTGCACCCTCTACTGGAAATGGAGGAATTAGTTTTAAAATTGCAACTACAGGTTTTGAAAATTTATCAGATATTGCAGCATATAGTCACCAAGCATCTATGCATGATGTTCTACCATGTGATACTAATGTTGATAATCCTAACACAGTAGCATATCCTCAAATTTCAAATATTATTGAGACTACTGAAGCATTTGATTATGATAGTGATCCTACACAACATACACATACTATAACTTATGAAACTGGACTTACTAATTATGAGTTAAATATACCAGAGACATTCATTGCTGTTGATGGAATGAGTGCTTCTATTGCTATTCAAGCAGAGACTGCCACAAAGATTGATAGTCTAATCTCTCCTTTTATTATGGTAGATTACTTAATTAAATTCTAAAATGTCAAGAAGTATTCGTACAAATTTTCTTACAGATAAATCAACATTTGGCAATTCAACAATGCCAATTGGTTCAATAGTGCCTATATTTAAAGCAATATCTGAAAAAGTTACTGATAATGGCGTTGTTGTAAATTTAGGAGCAGTTGTTGGTGGTGTTGGTGGTGGTAGTGGATATTTTACTGATTTAGGAACAGTGAGTGGTTATCCTACAGCTCCAATAGATGTAGAATTTCAATCAGGAGTAAGTCTTACTATAGGAACAGATATTGTTAATATTCCTAATCATCCTTTCATTGAAGGAGATAAACTAACAGTTATTTCAACAGATCAAGCTCCTGACAGAGCTAAATTTGGAGGATCTATTGAATCTTTTACTATTGGTGGTGGCGGTGGTAGTAATTACACATCTGCACCACTTGTACAGGTAACTGATAATGGTAGTGGTCCTATTACCAGTGGATCATTTGCTGCAGAAATTGATGTTAGTACAGGAAAGGTTACTGGAATTAATGTTATTGATGGCGGTACAGGATACCAATTTCCTGTTGCTACATTGGTTGGTGGAGGTGGTACAGGTGCTACAGCAATACCATTATTAGCAACAGGTGGTGTTGGCGGTATTTCTTTTGATAGAGGATTTGTATTTTATGTTGATGTTGTTGACGCAAATAATATTAGACTTGCTAGAAGTAATGCAGATCTTAGTGCAGGAAAATATTATAATATTACTAGCCTCGGTTCTAATGGTACAATTAGAGTAGCATCAAGCACTGGATTTGGATTAAGAGTTGGTGTATCAGCAGAAGATGATGGTACTTTAGAATTTTGTACGCCAGTAAAAGCAGGATATGGATATGCTGATGGAGATGTAGTTTATATTTTACAACCAGGCAGTAGTGGAACAGGAAGAATTGAAATTGTTACTACAAACTCACCAACTGTTAGTCAACCAGATGTGCAGTATGAAGGTTGGTTATATTGTGATGGAAGTGAGTATGATGCAGATATGTTTCCATTATTGTATCAGGTTATTGAGAACAAATATGGTGGACTTGGTGCAGATTATGATCCATCAAACTTTGGACAATCATCTGGTGGTATCACATTTAATGTTCCTGACTACAAAGCTAGAAAATTAGTTGGTGCTGGTGGTGGTGTTAGTGGTGGTGGATCTCCTGTATCAGGTAACGTTATCTCTACTGTTGGTGCAACAGGTGGTAGATGGTTTTTCTCAAAGACACAACAAGAAGCACTATTTGATATTGGAAACATCGTAATTAGTGGATATCCAAATATAACTGAATTTGTTGGTGGTACTTTAACTGGCGAGGTAACTATACGAATAGGTCCTTTAGAAGATAAAATGATAACTTCAGTTCCTGAGCATGATCACGCTCTTATGACATCAACAGCACCACAGGCAGGAGCATTTGAGGGATCTTCATTTGCTGTTGATACACATCTTGCTAGTTATAAAGACACTACAGGACAAGTTAGCTTTTTCTTACCAAGTAATGGATCACCACTGTTTCATAGTCATGGTGTGGTAGATTATATTATTACTGATCCAACTCTATCTACATTTGGTAACGTAGGTGGTATTGGTGAGACAATAGATGTGACTATTACTGCAACAAATATAATTGGTGAAACTGAAGGAACTAAATTTAATATTCCTGGTCATGATTTAGCTACTGGATATAAAATTAGAGTTAAATCAAATGATCAGACAACTCAATGCACATTTGACGTAGATGGTGTAAATGTTGCATTTTCAACAAATTCAGAGTGGTATGTAATTGTAATTGATGATGATAATTTTTATCTAGCAAAAACAAAATATAGAGCTAAAATAGGTGACGCATTATTTGCGACAACCAATGGTAACGCTGGTTCTAATATTGTAATAGAATTATTATATAAAATGGCAGGAAATTTGCCAGGAGATACCGTCACAGTTATTCAACAACCAAGTGATACAGTATGGGATATTGATAATGGTTACACTATTGGTGGTAAAACAATAGTGAATCCTGGTGGTGAATCTACTAAAACTGTAACCATTACAGAAAGTAATGTTGCTGGATCCTACACAGTTCCAGCTCCAACTGCCGAACAATCACCAATTGTGGGCGTTTCTGGATTTCTCGGTGGTGCTGGAGGTGGCGGTGCTACCACTGACGTTAGTGGTACCAATGGTGGTGATAGTTACTACGAGTTTAATTATAACGGAAATCAAATACAAATTGTTTCAGAAAGTGGTGAAGGTGGCACTCAAGGTG